ATAAGAGACAGTTTCAAGGGGGGGTATACCCCAGAGGTGATAGTAATGGGACAACGCGGACCGGCACCTTTGCCGGCGAATGTTCATCTGCTGCGCGGCAATCCATCGAAGAAATCGGCGTCCGAGTTGCATGGCGGTGTATCGCCTGAAGTCGAGATCCCAGGGGCGCCTCGTCATCTCAATGGTGAGGCGCTAAAGGAATGGAAACGCATTACACCTGAGCTGATGAAGCTCGGCCTGGTGTCGAAGATCGACCGGTCTGCTCTTTCCATGTACTGCACTGCATGGGGCCGCCACGCAGACGCCGAGAATAAGATTCGCGAGCTTGGCGACAAAGCGCTTGTCGACGAAACGCCAAACGGGTTCCAAGTGCAGGGGGTGTGGCTGAACATCAGCAACAAGGCTATGGAGCAGTGCCACAAGTTCCTGGCCGACTTCGGCATGTCGCCGTCCGCCCGTTCGCGCGTAACACCTGGCGACCTGAATGGAGACCTGTTTCGTGGTACTGAGCATGAAAAGCCGAGCATCGGCAATCTGATGAAGTAATCCATGTCCTACACCGAACGCGCTGTGCGCTACGCGCAGCGCGTGATCGCGGGCGAGGTTGTCGCCTGCAAGCTCACGCGCCTGGCCTGTGAGCGATTCCTGAAGGATCTGGCCCGCACCGATTGGAACTGGCGCTTCGATGAGGCGCTGGCCACGCGGGCGTGCACGTTCATCGAGCACCTGCCGCACATCAAGGGGCAGTGGGCGCGGCAGCGGTTGAAGATCACGCTCGAGGATTGGCAGGTCTTCATCGTCTGCAACCTGTTCGGCTGGGTCGATCGCGACACCGGGCTGCGGCGCTTCATCACCTGTTACCTCGAGGTGGCGCGCAAGAACGCCAAGTCGACGCTCGCCGCCGGAATCGCGCTCTACATGCTGGCCGCCGACGGCGAGCCTGGCGCCGAGGTCTACAGCGCTGCCACCACCGGCGACCAGGCGCGCATCGTGTTCGACGTGGCGCGGCAGATGGTGCTGCGCGAGGCGGACTTCATCCGCGGCGGCATCGATCCGCAGCGGCACGGGCTCTACATGCCCGAGGACGCGCGCAAGTTCGAGCCGCTGAACGCGGAAGGATCAACGCTCGACGGCCTGAACCCACACTGCACCATCATCGACGAGCTGCACGCCCACAAGCGGCGCGACGTATACGACGTGCTCGACACCGCCCGCGGCGCGCGCGACCAGAGCCTGCTGGCCAGCATCACCACCGCCGGAAGCGACCGCGCCGGCATCTGTTACGAGCAGCGCACCTACGTGGTCAAGGTGCTGGAAGGCGTGTTCGACGACGAGCGCTACTTCGGCGTGATCTACACGCTTGATGACGATGATGACTGGGTGGATCCGGCCGTGTGGCCCAAGGCCAACCCGAACTACGGCGTCTCGGTGCTGGAAGAGGATTTCGAGCGCAGCGCGCGCGAGGCGATGAACAAGCCCAGCGCGCAGAACAACTTTTTGACCAAGCGCCTCAACGTCTGGGTCAACGCCGACAGCGCCTGGATGGACATGCGCGCCTGGGACCGCTGCCACAACCCGGCGCTCAATCTGGACGATTTCGAAGGCCAGGACTGCATCGCCGCCTTCGACCTCGCATCCAAGGTCGACATCGCCGCCCGCGTGCTGCTTTTCAAGCGCGGCAAAAAATACGCCGCCTTCGGCCGGTACTACCTGCCCGAGCAGGCCGTCGACGATGGCCGCAACAGCCAGTACAGCGGCTGGTCGCGGCTGGGCCGGCTCACCGTCACCGACGGCAACGTGGTCGACTACGACCGCATCGAGACAGACCTGAAGGAAGACGCCGGCCGCTTCCGCCTGACCGAGGTGCCATACGACCCGTTCCAGGCCATGCAGTTCAGCCAGCGCATGCTGGCCGAGGGCATGCCCATGGTCGAGATGCGCGCCACCGTGCTCAACTTTTCCGAGCCGATGAAGGAATTGGAAAAGCTGGTGCTCGAAGGCAACTTCGAACACGACGGCGACCCGGTGCTGACCTGGATGGTCAGCAACGTCGTATGCCACCGCGACGCCAAGGACAACATCTACCCGCGCAAAGAGCGCGAAGAAAACAAGATCGACGGCGTCGTCGCGCTGATCATGGCGCTGGGGCGTGCAATGGCCGACAAGCAAAAGGAACAGGAACCCGCAGTCATATTCCTCTGAGCCGATGAAAAACACCTGGGAAGAAATCCAATCACGCGCCAAGCAGCCCGGCAGCGTCATCCTCAATCGATGGGTGGCCGAGCGCCAGGCTGCGCGCGGCGTGCGTGCCGAGAGTTACACGGCATCGCCCGACGTGACCCGCGGCACCGAGCTTTTCCAGTGGCTGTCCGGCGGCATGTCTGCGGCCGGCGTCACCGTCACCGAACAGAGCGCGATGCGGGTGTCTGCTGTCTATGCCTGCGTCAACCTCATCGGCGGCGCGCTCGCCAGCCTGCCGCTACCGGTGTACGAGCGCACACAGGACGGCCGCGCCCGCGCCGATCACCCGTACTGGTGGCTGCTCAACGAACAGCCCGCACCCGCCATGTCGGCCGCGGTGTTCTGGGAATACATGGCCGCCAGCCTGCTGCTGAATGGCGATGCGTTCGCGCGCATCGTGCGGGCCTCCCGCAAATCCGCCCCGGCCGAAGGCCTCGAACCCTACCCAAAGTCGCGCGTCACGGTCCACAAAGACCCGGCCGATGGCCGGCTGTTCTATGAGCTGTGGAACGAAGACCGCAGCAAGGCCGAGATCGTCGAGCAGGACGATATGCTGCACGTCCCCGGCGCCGGCTTCGACGGAAAGACTGGCATGAGCCAGATTTGCCACGCGCTGCGGAACAGCGCTGGCATCGCCCTCGCCGCCGACGAATACTCGGCCACCTTCTTCAAAAACGGCGCCCGTCCCGACTTCGCCATCGAGGTCGCCGGCGGCGTCAACGCCGAGCAGCAGGACATGATCCGCAACAGCTGGGCGGAAAAGCACAGCGGCGTCGGCAAATCGCACCTGCCGGCCCTGCTGGTCGGTGGTGCCAAGGTCCACGAACTGACCATGAACGCCGAGGACGCGCAGCTCATCGACACCCGCCGCTTCCAGGTCGAGGACATTGCCCGCATCTTCGGCGTCCCGCCGTGGATGATCGGCCACACCCAGGCCACCACCAGCTGGGGAAGCGGCATCGAGCAGATGGGCATCGGCTTCGTCAAATACACCCTGCAGCGCCACCTCGTCAAATTCGAGCAGGAATTGAACCGCAAACTGTGGCCGACCCGTTCGCGCTACTTCGTCGAATTCAACACCTCCGGGCTCGAGCGCGGCGACTACAAAAGCCGAAACGAAGGCTACCGCATCGCCCTTGGCCGCGCGGGCGAGCCTGGCTGGCTCACCGTCAACGAAGTTCGACGCATCGAAAACCTGCCGCCCGTAGACGGCGGCGACACCCTCCCGAAAGGAAACGCAGATGAAGCACCTGCTCAAACTGCTGGCTGACAACCGCGGGCGCGGCTTCGTTCGCGCCGAAAAAGGCGCCGACGAGGCCACCGTCTATCTCTACGACGCCATCGTTTCTGATGACTACTTCGGCGGCGTGTCCGCCATCGGCATCATCAAGGAACTGCTCGCCATCGACGCGCCGGTGATTCACCTGCGCATCAATTCACCCGGCGGCGACGTGTTCGCTGCCCGCGCGATCGAGCAGGCCATCCGCGAGCATCCTTCTCAGGTCATCGCCCACATCGACGGCTATGCCGCCAGCGCGGCCAGCTACATCGCGCTCGCGGCCGACGAGGTGCACATCGCGCAGGGCGGCTTTTTCATGATCCACAAGGCGTGGACCGTCGCATGGGGCAACGCAGACGAGCTGATAGACGCCGCCGCGCTGCTCGAGAAGATCGACGAATCGCTGGTCAAGACCTACGCCGACCGCACCGGGCAGGACGCCGAGCAGATCCGCGACTGGATGCGTGCCGAAACCTGGTTCGACGCCGACGAAGCCGTGCAGCATGGGTTCGCCGACAAAATCGCCGATTCCTCGCCCAAGGCAAAAACCGAGTGGAACCTGGCCGCCTACGCCAACGCCCCGCGCCAGACCAGTGCCCCCGAGCCTGAACCCAAGCCGATCCAAGACGAGCAGAAGCAAACGGCCAACACCGATCACCTCAAGCGCCGGCTTGCGGTGGTCAGCGCATCCGCCTGACGCGTTCCCGCGCCAAGCAAACCAGCCGCCTTCGGGCGGTTTTTTTTCGCTCTCAACACAGGAGATCACCATGAAGAGCATTCAAAACCTGCGGGAACGCCGCTCCACCCGCGCCAAAGAACTGCACGACCTGCTTAACGCCAACCCCGGCGACAAGTGGAGTGCCGCCCACCAGGAAAGCTACGACGCCGGCATGGCCGAAATCGCCGCCATCGACGGCGAGATCGACCGCAATCAGGCGCTGATGGACCGCATGGCCGACGACGCCATGCGCGAGAACGTCGCCGGTTTGGCGGACCGTCACGCACACGACAAAAAATCTCCGACATCTACCCTGTTTGCAAAATGGGTGCGCGGTGGAGACAACGCGCTCACGGCAGAAGAGTGGGCCGGTATCCGCAACACGATGTCGACCACGACAGGCTCCGAGGGTGGCTACACCGTCCAGAGCGATGTTGCCTCCACCCTGATCGAAATGCTCAAGGAATACGGTGGCATGCGCAGCGTGGCCGAAGTGTTCTCGACTGAGATGGGCAACCCGCTGTCGTTCCCGACATCGGACGGCACCAGCGAAACCGGCGAGCTGATCGCAGAGAACACCACGGCCACCGCAGCCGATGCCACCTTCGGCACCGTCGCTGTCAACGCCTACAAGTTCTCGTCGAAGATCGTCGCCGTCCCGTTTGAGCTGATCCAGGACGCCAGCGTCGACGTGGAAGCCTTCGTCGGCCGCCGCCTGATGAAGCGCCTGGGCCGCATCGAGAACACCTACTTCACCACCGGCACCGGCACTTCGCAGCCGCGTGGCGTCGTCACCGGCGCGGCATCCGGCAAGGTCGGCACTACCGGCCAGACCGTCACCGTCATCTATGACGATCTGATCGACCTGGTGCATTCCGTAGACCCTGCCTACCGCGCATCCGGTCGGTGCCGTTTCATGATGAACGACTCCAGCCTCAAGATCGTGCGCAAGCTGAAGGACAGCCAGAACCGCCCGCTGTTCATCCCAGGCTATGAGCTGAACGGCAACATGCCCGACACCCTGCTTGGCTACGAAGTCACGGTCAACCAGGACGTGGCGGCGATGGCGGCCAACGCCAAGTCGATCCTGTTCGGCGATTTTTACGCCTACAAGATCCGCGACGTGATGCAGGCCACCATGTTCCGCTTCACGGATTCCGCCTACGCCAAGCTCGGCCAGATCGGCTTCCTGATGTGGGCGCGCTCCGGAGGCAACCTGGTGGATACCACAGCCGTCAAGTACTACGCCAACTCCGCGACCTAAACGTCGCACTACGGGCCGGGCGCAGCAATGCGCCCGGTTTGTCCCAATGAAGGGAAGAATTCTCATCGATGTCCCGCAAACCGGACACACGTGCGGCGAGTACGTGGACATCGACAAAAACACGGCCAACGCGTTGATCCACATGCGCCGTGGCCGGAAGCCACTGAACCGCAACCCGCAGCCCTGCGCAAGCGCCGTGGCAAACCATCGCCACAGGCCGTGCCCATGCCGTCCTCAAAGGCACCGCCTCGCCCGCCGCGATCAGTGGCGCATTGCAATCAAATGGACCACCCCTGAAGGAGCCTGACATGGCAATCGCATCAACAGACATCGACTACAAACACTCAGGCGGCGCGACCAACAGCGACCCGGCGCTCTCGCTCGGCGGGATCATTTCCGCCAACGACGTCACGGTCAACACGCTGTTCGATGATGTTTCCTCGGCGGAAGCATCGGCAGGTGATACCGAGTACCGCTGTATCTATGTCAAGAACAGCCACGCCACGCTGACCCTGCTATCGGCCAAAGTCTTCATCCAGGCCAACACTGCCGGCGCCCGCATCGCAATCGCACTTGGCGGCGAGGGCAAGAACGGCACGGCAGAGGCCGTCGCCAACGAGAACACCGCGCCGGTCGGCGAAGTGTTCAGCCAGCCGGTTGACTACGCAGGCGGCCTGAGTCTTGGCGACCTGGCACCCGGCGAGACATTCCCGGTTTGGGTGCGCCGCACCATCCCGGCAGCAGCCGGCGCGGCCACGGACACCTTCACGCTGCGAGTCCAGGGAGAAACCAACCCCTGATGAATAATTTCGGAGCGTACATTCACGCCAGACCTGACGGCGAAGCCTTTTATGTTGGCAAAGGAAAGCCTAGGCGTGCCCAGTCTTTATGTGCTCGCAACCAGCACCACGGACGTATTGTTGCCAAATACGGTAGAGATAACATCATTGTGGACTTCGTGCCTTGCGAGTCTGAATCCGCAGCTTTCGCGCTTGAGATTGAGTGGATCAGGACACTTCGATTGTTTGGCGTGAAACTTACGAATATGACCGACGGTGGAGAAGGCGCGTCTGGATGTTTTCCCACAGAAGAAACGCGTGCAAAACTGAGTGCTGCAAGTAAGGGGCACAAACGCAGGCTGGGAAGCAAGCAAAGTGAAGCTGCAAGGGCGAAAAATGCTGCTGCACAAATGGGAAATCTGCACCTGCTTGGTCACAAACATAGTGAAGAGACTAAAGCAAAAATAGGCGCCTCTAACATAGGCCGTAAGCATAGCGAAGAGTCCAAAGCAAAAAGGTCTGCTGCACTGAAGGGCAAAAAATTATCTGCCGAACATTGCGCAAAATTAAGCCTCGCCCAATGTGACAGGTGGGCGAAACGCAAACTCGTTAGCGAAACGAACCCGTAAGGAGGGGAACCGTGGCCGAAATCCTTATCCTCAACCGTGATGCCACGACCGAGCAGCGCAGCTACAAGCGCGGCGACATCGTGGTGGTGATGGATGACGGCCACCAGTGGGGCAATTCCGAAGGGCTGCCGGATTTTGTCCGGGCCTCCCTGCCAGGTATACCTGCGGCCTCGATCGGCAGCAGCCTGATNNGCCCAGCGCGGTGCGAGCGGTGCCGCGCCTGTACGCAGGCTATTGCCGCGAGCATCCGCCGGAGCGCATCACCCGCCGCCGCTACCGCGTGCCGGCCACGTTGCTTGACGCCGCCGTAGAGGGCGCAATCACGCTCGCAATTACTGACCTGGAGGACAAAAAACATGCCGCTTAATCTCGACAACACCATCCCGCTCAATGCCGTGATCGACGCCATCGAAATTGACTCTTTCGCCTGCGACCTCGACCGCACCGAGATGATCGTGGGCTACACCAAGCTTTCCGGCGGCGCGCCGGTTGGTCAGGCTGTGCATATCATCAGCGGGCTGGACTTCAATGTCGCCATCGTCCGTGCCGACGCTATCGCCAACGCCATGCCGCAGGGCGCGGTGAGCGTGTACGCAGCGATCAAAAACGCCCTGTACGAGCACCTGATCGCAGTCACCGGCATGACCGGCACGGTTGCCTAAATGCCAACCACTGTAGTCAAAACCATCCGCGCCAGCGGTGGCGACTACACCACGCTGACGGCGTGGGAGGCGGCCAACCAGGGCAACTTGGTCACCGCCGACGAAATCCGTGTCGCCGAGTGCTACGACGATTGGGCTACCGGCCTGGACGACAAGCTCGTCATCGACGGCTCGACCACTGACGCGACGCGGTATCTGATGATCACCGTGGCGGCTGGACATCGCCATAGTGGCGTGCCGCGCTCGGGCTTCTACGTCAAGCGCGCTGTTGGGTATGACGCGTTGTTGCGGGACAGCGACCTATACACCAGGCTGGAATGGCTCGACCTTGAGAACACCAACAGCAACGGCAATGCGCTATATGCCAATGCCGGGTCGGGCGTTTATGGCAACCTGATCGCAAAAACGGCGGGCACCTCGCAGTACGTGGTCGGCCTCTACGGCCAAAACATAACGATACAC